GTGAAAAAATCGATCAGGACGCCTTCCGCTTTCCCTGATCAGGCAGAGGTTCTTTCGTGATTTTCCGAATTGCTCTGAGCACATCAGCTTGAGGGGTAATATCGACGGGAAAACCGAACCATCCATGTTCTTGGAAGTAGGCGACTGCCGCTTCAACCAAGCCTCGCACCATCTCAGCTTGGCCGATTCGGTGCTTTTCTTCTATTTCTTCCAGTACAGCAACAAGTTCGGGGGCAATTCGAACGTTTAGCTGACCGGTTTTCTTTGGCATATAGAGAAACATAAGCAATGCGACCCAACTAATGCAGCGATGTTTCCGCTTGATGTGCGTCGCATTGTGTCGCATTGATAGCGCAGATGAAGCCATCCAAACCGACGACCAAACTGATCGAAAAAATCAAAAGAATGTCTCCGGCTAAAAAAGCCGAGTTGCAGCGCGACACCGAACGGCTTGCCGAGGCCCTCGATAGAATGGACACCGCCCGTGCCCAAGCCGCCCAATTCCCCCGTACGAACTATGAGCAAATCGTGATTGTGCCACAAAGCCTCTACATCGAGGTGGGGACCGATGGCATCACGCTATGGATATGGAATCCGGTGCATGAGACGTGGTGTCCCGCCATCGTCAAGCGCGCCACCGCAAACGCCTTTGGGCACCTGCTCTTGGGCTTGTGATCCCCTTTCCCCTCCCCGCGTCGGAGACCTGTCCCGGTTTGGACAAGGCCCGGCGCGGCGGAGGTTTTCCAAAAATCCAAACCAAACCGAGACAATGAGCACAGAAACCACCACACCCCCCGCCTACAATCCGCTGCCGTCATACGAGGCGGCCCGCGCATATCTGGATTACCTCGCCACCACGCTGATCCCCGTCACAGGCCCGGGCGGGGACGTCACAGTTCATTTCCAGGTCCATTGTGTGCAGTACCATGCGTTCATAATCCACGCCCGCGACAAATTCAGCCCGGAGCCTGAGGCGATTCGGGCGTCTGGTTATGGGGCTACGTTTGAGCGCGCCCGGCAGCAGTTTGAGCAGAGTTGGGGCAAATATGCCGCGGCCCGGAACCAATTCATCGAAAACGCCGCCTGACGATGCCCCACCCCGAACAGTACGCACGCCACCTGCGAGCGGCCGCCGAACAAGCGGCCGTGGCACCGGGGCCATTGCGCGGGGTGGATGAGGTTCCTTTTACCGTCCGGCTCGTTGTGCCGGTCGTTCTGGTCACAGAGGCGAGGGGCCGGGAGGTGTTTCGATCCTCCTTCCGGCTCTTCGCCCGTCTGGAAGCCCTGGCGAAACACAACGTATCAATCATGCAACTACGCGAGGACGGCCGCGTGTTGCACCCGCGCAGCGTCGCCGCGCTCGAGACGATGCTGAAAAAATGCGGATGGCGGAATTTCGAGCGCGCCGCCCGCCTGCGCAAAGGCCCGGAGCGGGCGAAAAAATCCCGGTGGGCGTGGGAATACCTGGGCGAATATCTCGGCTTCAAATGGGAGCGCAGCGCATGACGAGCGAAGAGGACAAGGAGCAATTCAAAATCCGACTCCCGGCGGCGACACGGGAGGCGCTGGAAAGCACCGCTGTCACCCTCGGCTTTTTTTCCAGCAATGCCCTGGTGGCGACCTTCGCCAACGAACTGGCCGGCGTGCCGGCCCAAAAAGTTTGGGAAGTTTTGGCTGAAATCAGGCGGTATCATCCAGTCAACAAACGTAACATAAAGTCCCCCAAATGATTAAGTCACGAATTGTTTATTGTGCGTTGATCTCATAACCTATTCAAAATCAACAACTTGATGTTTAAGCAAAATTCATTCCATTTCTCCTCTGTAACTCGCGAAAAGCGCGTGAAATCTGCGAATTGTGCCGCGTCTACTGCGGGAACGCCGGTATCAGGTGCCGGTCTGGCACGGAAAATGTCCGATGCGCTGGTCCGTCGCGGGCTCCGGCTGTGGGCGTTGCGGAAGCGGTATGCCGAGGTCCGGATGCTGATCGCGTCGCGGATGCCGGCCTGCGGTGCGACGGCGGATCTGGACGGCCTGCTTGCGCTGGGGCGCGAGGCGCGGGATTTGCGTGAGCAGATCGCCCGCGCCTCGGTGGTTTCGGCCGTTGACCTCGGTCCGGCGGCAACGACGCCGGTGTTGCCTCTCGGAGATGGAGCTCGTCCCCATCCTCCCCCTGCTTTATTTGCTTGGCCCCAAAAAACAATGACGGCGCAGCCGCCACTTCGGGCCATACCCCCGACGCGCAGCGCGGGCCCGAAGTCGTTGCCTCTCCGCCGTGCTGACGGCTCCGCGTCAGTCGTTCCGGACTCTGGCCCTTGGTTCTGCGGGAGGTGCGGATGAACAGCAAGGCACGATATGAGGAGTTGCGCCGGGAGCGTGCGCGGATCGCGTCGCGCTGGCATATTCTGATCCGGGAGTTGCCGGATAACATGCAATGCGCGCTGCGTCGTCTGGAGCGCCACGAGTGGCGCGAGACCGCGCAGCTGCTGCGTACGCTGGCGGACTGGACGGACGAGGTAGTCGCCCTCGAGGCGCGCTGTCTGACCGTGACGGCTGACATCGAGCGTATCCAGCGGGGACAGACAACGATGAATTTACCGCTCGGGCCCGCTGTGGCCCGGCACCCGTAATAACCACAAATACAACATAATATGGCAATCAAACTGGAAACAAAACACGCGGCGCCGTCCGCTGCGGTGCGCCTGGAAATCTGTTCGGCCGGAGACTCGGCGAGCATCGTATTGACGACGGAAGATGTCCAACAGCGCGTCAATGACGAGTGGGTGACGTCGGTCACTCATCGTAAACAGGTGTTGTCGTTCGTCGCTGCTGACGGACAGGCAATGACATTGACCGGGCGCGTTGACGAGCGCGAGGCGGTCGAGATCCCGGCTGCGCACAAGGTCGTCGTGGAAGTCACGATTGCGACCGGCCTGCAAGGTGCGTTCGAGCGCGGCGCAAAATCCCGCGCTTATACGGCCCTCGATCTGGCCAAGGTGGTCGAGGTATGGGACAACCCCAAAACGTGCCTCTGGCGCGCCAGAAACGGCGTTTCCGAGGCCGTCAAATCCGCGGGCGCGGAGTTCGACATGGGGAGCGGCAAGATCAGCAAATGATGACGGGCCGCACACATTTTGCAGGCCAGGGGGCGGGGGTGGGGTTTCCGGCTTCAGCCGGTACCCCACCCCTCCCCCTGGCCGTGTGCGCGGCCCAACACCATTACGTGCGTACATGCGCATGCGCGTTCATTAAGACGCGCGCATCTTGGTCTATGCGCCATATCCCATCACTTTTTACGCAAGTCGTTGATAAACGATGCAGGAGAAAAAAGAGCCCGGGCTGGCTCAAATGTGGGCTTACAACGCCCCGAATCTGCTCATTCTCTCGCGTGCTGCTGATCCTCCTGTGGCTCGCCTGCGTTGCGACGACGAGGTCGATGACGCCAAAGAAAATGCCCCCGTCGACTGCGAATCGAACGAGGGCACGAAGCGCGAATTGCGCGGAATGTCTGCGAAGAGCTCTGTCAACATCGCCAAGGTCCTGTCAAGTCTCGACTGGCGGAAGCACGGCGAATGTATCCACCTTACCCTTACGTACTGGAGACAGTGGCCGAAGGGGAAACGGGAAATCGCGCGGGAAAAGGCGCAACTGGTCTGTGACATCGGCCGTCATGTCGCATGCGGCATCTGGCGTCTGGAATTCCAGCGCCGCGAGACAGAAGAGGAGAAGACGGCACGCAAGGCGTCCGGGCGAGGCCGGACAAAGGCGGACGGATCGCTGTACGTGCCGCACTGGCACCTTCTGCTCTGGCTGGGCGGGCGGGACGTCGGGGACTTTGACTGCTGGTGCCGTCGCTGGTGGGCGCGTTTTGCGGGCAATCCGCACGAGCGCGGCGTCACGATCACGAGCGGGGATCAGGCGAGAGGCGTCTGGTACCTGGCATTGCACGCCGCCAAGCGTGAGCAGTCGCCACCGTTCGCTGTCGGGCGCTGGTGGGGCTACGTATCCAGAGATACATTACTTGAGGCGCAGGACCTGCACAAGGTCGATTGCGTCACGGAACGCGAACGCGTCTGGTGGGCGCGGCTGTATCGACGGTCGACAGGCTGCCGGACGCGCCCGAACATGGGGTTTTCGTGGTTCCTGCCGCGTGCCTGGCAATGCGCTGCCGCCGCATGGGTCCGGGACTACACCGGGATCGAGCAGTTGCACCGCGCTGCAGGTTGCGACCCCGAATGGCTGCGCCGCTCCCTCGGGGAAAAATTCCGCGAACGCCGGAAACCATTCTGAATTTTCCAGGCCAAAGGACAAAACCAACACAACAAAACACAACGAAAGGTACACATATGAATAAATGCAAAATGATCGTCGCTGGTCTCGTCTCCATCGCCTCCGCTGCTGTCGTCAGCGCGGCGGAGGATTACGGTCAGGTGCTTAACGATAACCTGTCGATCATCGACACGATCTGGACTACGGTCGCCACGATCGTGATCGGCGTGGCGCTCGTCGCGGTCGGCACTCGCTTCTTCAAGAAAGCGAAATAACCGGGCGGAGGGGAGAGAGGGGATGCCCTCACTCCCCTCCCCTTCCCTCTTCTTTTGTCATGGAAATCCTGTTACTTGCTGCCGGGATCGTGGTCGCAATCCACGTGTGGCGGCTCTTCTTCGTATGAAATTCCGCCCGTACATCTGTGTCGTCCTCGCGCTCGTCTTGTCCTGTAGGGGATACGGAGCCGAGGGTGAAAAGTCAGAATCCAAGTACTATCGGTTACAGTACGTAAACGGCTCGCTGAATTATTCCGGGAAGACGTGGACGGCACGCGGGACATTCCAGGCGAACCCGGTCGCAACCAAGCCTAACGGCTATGGTCTCGGACGTGTCGGGTTGTCCTTCACGGGCGGTGCGTCCGGGGGCGGCGTCAGTGAACCGCCTGTAGCCTCGAGTACCGGCGGAGGTACCGCGTCATATAGCAGGGCGGTGAGCACGACTGCTGCTTATCATGTAACGGCGACATGGAGTTACAACATCGGAGGGAACGGCACCATTGCCGAATTTGACGTTCCTGCGCAGAAACCGGGCAAGGTGCTCGTGGTCATCAATGCGCGGATTACGGGGCAACGGTCCGATATCCCGGGGTCGACGGGGACGGTATCCTTTATACATGGTGAGGAGACTAGACAGGTGCAGGTGCCTGGTGGTGTCGTCACATTCCCGGGGTGCAATGTTGGAGACAAAATCACAGTAAAGACGGGTGCATTGGTCACCGGGCCGGGCTCTATCACTGTTGAGGCCGGTGAGGATGGCATCTTCACTACGGACTGGAACGGCCAGTTGGCTGATGACGAGTGGGACGTGTTCTCTTGCATGGCTGATAACGGCGGGGTGTCTGTGTGGACGAGGATCGGGATATTGGATCCGCAGGGGCAAGTTGCTGTCTCGCAATGGTTCGCGCCGAATGACTGGGGCTTTTTGACTGTGCGGGTGAAAGCGTCCGAGAAAAGTCAATACAGGGGGCCTGTCGTCCTGGAGTCGAAGGTGGATATCGGTGATCCTCCGGAGCCTCCGCCTCCGCCTGACCCTCCGCCTGTAGACCCTCCGCCTGTCGATCCTGTCGATCCGGGTGATCCGGGTGATCCGGGTGGCCCGGGGAACCCCGGCAATCCGGGTGGCCCTGGTGATCCAGGTAACCCTGGCGATCCCGGTGATCCGGGGAATCCGGAACCTGAGCCTGAGCCGGAACCTGATCCGGGTCCCGATCCGGAGCCGCCGCTTGAGCCCGGGCCGCCGTTGCCGCCTGAATATGGCGGGGATGTACTGGATGCGGTCAATCGAGTACAGGATGCCGTGCGGCAGGAGAGCGGCGCCACGCGGCAGGGCATTGCGGATGCGGCCAATTCTATCAATCGCCAGGTCAACAACAGTGCCAATTCCATCATTGATGCCATCAAGGGTTCCGGCAGCAACGTGACCGTGAATGTGGATACGCAAGGGGTCATCAACGCGGTAAAAGAGCAGACCGCGCAGGACAAGGCGCAACATGAGGAGTGGATGGACCTGGTGAAGGGCAAGGAAGGAGACGGCAAGGACGGTGCCGGAGATGTCGAGAGTGCAGGTGAAGATGCCATCGGTGCGGCTGGCGCGGCCGATGGCGGCGGCAAGAGCCGGGCATCGGATGCGCTCGGGGCGTTCGGCCGCGCCTCGGCTCCAGGCGAACCCGGGACGCCGGACGGCGGCACGATCTCGTTTCGTATCAGCCGGAATACTACACTTTCGATGAACAAAAACCCGTTCGCGGCCGATGGCCCTTTTGGCGGGGTCATGGGCGAGGCTGCAATCTTCATCCGCCGCCTGATCGCCTGGGGCATCGTTGCCGCGTTCTTCGTCTGGTCTCTTGGTGAAATCAGGTCCGCGCTGTCCGGTGTGTTCGCGACAGCGCCGGTCGGCGACACCGCCACGTCCATTATCTCCCGGATCAGCGTCTTCGGGAACAGCATCGGCGTGCCGTTTGCCATCATCGCCAAGGTCGCGCTGGTCATTCTCGCCGTCGCGTTGCTCCTCGCCATCCCGCTCGCCCTGGTTGCCGCCGTCACGTCCGGTTTGCCCTGGTCGGACCTGACCAATACCTACACGGCCGGGATCGATGCGCCGGGTGGAATGCTCGGGCAGGCCCTCGCGCTGGCCAACATGGTTATCCCCTGGGTGCTCCTGGTCAGCGCCCCGATATATTATTTCTGCGTCCGCATATTCATCATCCCCGCGATGGCCGGAAAAATGATCATGCTCAAGCTGCTCTCCATATGATCGAACTGCTCACGCCCTCCCTTGACGCGTCCACTGTCGCCGGTCAGCTGCAGTGGTTCACCTATGGTGTCGTATACGGCTCCGTCATTTGCTCCGTCGCGTTCATGGTCCGCCTCTTCCGCAAGGTGGCGGGCGGCAACACGTATGAGAACTGACGGTACGCGTCGACATTTCCCAACCGGACAAAATCACGATGATCCATTTCCTCGTCGGCAAACCGCGTAACGGCAAATCGCTCCTGGCGATGATGCGGGTGTTCCAGCAACTCACGACCACCGGCCGTTACATCGTGACAAACATGGTGCTCGATCTCGACCGCCTGCAGGCGCTGTGCATCGAGCGCGGTTTCCCGCATGTCTGCGTCCGTAACCGGGTAAAAATGCTGACCGATGAGGAAACAAAAGACTTCTGGTTGCACCGGGCTTGTGGTGTCGTGCTCCCGGTGCCGTCCAATTACAAGGACAAGCAGGGGGCTGACGTGGATTATTCCCCGCTGTTCAACGATCCGCGTTTTTATACCGAGTCGCAATCGGAAGACGGCCTGACATTGCGCAATCCGACCGGCACCTGCTACGTGATCGACGAGATCCACACCCACTGGCCCGCTCGCGGATCGTGGGGCACGCCGCGTCATGTGACGTTCTACAATTCGCAGCACGGCAAGCTCGGCGACATGTGCATTTTTATTACACAGAACACCAAGCTGATCGATCCGAACTTCATCCGCCTTGCGCAGGATTTTACCTATTGCCGCAATCACCGTATCCAGAAATACGGACGGATTCGCGGTGAAGACAAATTCACGGCTCACACCTACCCCGGCCCCGTCGAGAACGACCGCGAGGTCACCCTGAACATCGAAACCTACAAGCTCGATCTGCCGCTCGCGAAATGCTACGACACATCGGCTGGTGTCGGCATGCCCGGCGGCGGCACCGCGGACGGCGGCGAGCGAGCGAAAGGCATCCCGCTGAAGATGGTATGGGTGGTCCTCGGGGTCGTGCTGCTGTGCGTCGTCGTCTTCCTGAAGTGGGGTCTGCCGAAGCTCACACGCAAGTATGTCGCTCCGGCATTGACCGGCCAGCGCCCGGGCTCGCCTGATGCGTCCGGCTCCTCCCCTTCCCTGCCCGCCCCCGCGCTGGTCCCTGGCGAGGGCGTGCTCTCCGATGCCGCCCCGGCCGTTGACCAGTCCGTCCGGTGGATGCGGCTGGTCCGCGTCGGCGGTCGCATCCATGTACACCTGACAGACGGCCGCATTGTCACTGCGCCGTCACTGGTGGCATATGACGCGGGCGGCGTGGTGGATTTTGTCGATCTCGAGGGGCGCGGCTGGCGGATTTCCCGGGCGCCGGGATTCGAACGCGTCGAAAAGAAAGACAACGGTAACGGTGAAGAAAACGGAAAGGTGGTGCGTCCATGAAACTGAAACGCCTGTGGTGCCTGTTGCTGGCTGTCGTCGTCCCGATGGCCGCCGCCGAAAATATCCTCGTGGACGTCCCGGCCGGAGACGTCCGCGACGTGCTGCGCACCATTGCGGACGCGCACGGCCTGTCCGTCGTCATCCCCGGGGAGCTGACCGGCAAGGTGTCCGTGCGGCTGGACGGCATCAGCTACGGGGATGCGTACACGGCCATTCTTGATCCGATGGGGTACGAATACCGGCAACGTGGCGGACTGGTGATCATCCGCCGCCAGGAGCAACCATCTCCCGCGAGCAAGCCGGGCAGCGTGATGTACCGGGTGCGGCATCGTCCGGCCGCTGAAGTGGCGGCGTCCCTGCAGTCGCTGGCCCGCGAGCAGGAGGCCGTTCAGGTGGTCGGCGAGCATGTGGTTTTCCATGGCTCGCCGGATCGTCAGGCACAGGTGACGGAAATACTCGGACACATCGACGCGCCCCGCCGCCAGGTGGTGGTGGAATGCCGGTTTCAGGAGATCGAGCGGGGGAGCGCGGACAAGCTCGGGATCGCGTGGTCGCAGTCGATGGAAATGACGGTGGCTCCACGGGCGGTGAAGCTGGGCGCGCCTCCGATGACGGCCATCCTGTCACTGTCGCAACTGTCGGCCGTGCTCTCCCTGTACGAGTCGAGCAATTCCGCCCGCCTGGTCAGCTCGCCCCGGCTGATGGCTCGCGATGGCGAGGAATCCACGGTCAACGTCGGCCGGCAGTACCCCCTCCCCCAATATCGTTTCGCAACGGAGTCCGGCGTCCTGCAGGTGTCCGGCTTCGAGTACAAGGACGTCGGCGTCTCGCTCAAGGTCACCCCCCGCTTTGTCGATGACGGCGCGGCCGTCGTCCTCGATCTCGCTCCGGAGGTCTCCAGCGTGGTTTCCTCTACGACATTCGGCGGGATCGGCGCGGCCGAGCTGCCCGTCATCGCCACCCGCAGCGTCCGCACCCGCGTGCAACTGCGCGACGGCGAGACCGTGGCTCTTTCCGGGCTCGTGACGGCCGAAAGCTCCGACAGCGCGAGCGAGGTCAAGGGATTGGGTAAAATCCCCGTGTTAGGCCGTCTCTTCCGGTCGGATTCGTCCACCGGCAAGGACGTCGAATTGCTCGTCTTCGTCACAGTCCGCTTCCTCGGGGCTGGGGCCGCGCTCCCCTCCCCTGCCCCACCGCCTGCCGGGTCCCGGCCGCTGCCCCGGCCGACGCTGTCCCCCCATCTTCGGCCCGGATCGTGAGCCGGGCTGGACAGCCAGGTCAAATCGCTCACAGTCTGCGGACATGAGCACTGCCACGAAGAAAAAATCAAAGGCTGTCCGAAGCGAACCCGCTCCTCGGATCAGCAAGTTCAAGAAACACTCAATGGCTGCCGCTGTACGCAAGTATTCCGGCATCGTAAGCAGCGGAATCGGAGACCTGTCGACGCGTGAAGGCCTCGGCGATTAATTATCTGATAGATACGGGGCCGCTGGTGGGGATGCTCGATCACTCTGACCAGTGGCATGCCTGGAGCGAAAAGGTGCTGTGCACACCACCGAACCCGTGTTTTGCGAGGCCTGCCATCATCTGGGGGGATTGCGTCCGGCCCTGCAGGCGCTGCTTGGCATGGTGAATTCCGGAGCATTGGTTTGCCATTCCGTCGTCAACGAATCTGGCGCCCGCCTCGCTGTCCTTCTGGATAAATACCCGCGAATGGACCTTGCGGATGCTACGCTGATCGTTCTCTCGGAGCAGTATCCCCGGGCGAAGCTGATCACGATAGACCGGCGGGATTTCACGGTGTACCGTCGCAAGGACGGCAAACCGGTGCCGTCCATTATGCCGCCGGTCTCCTGACCCCTCCCCTGCCCCTTTCCCCGGGCACAAAAAAGCCGCTCAAGATCCAGAGCGGCTTTTTCTGTCATTGGACCGTGAGAACCTCGGGGCGCTTGCGTGCGATGTGCAAGAGCCGTAAGGCCGGGCCGGAAGGCACGCGGCGTCCCTTTTCCCATGCACGCACGGTGATGGGTTCCACGTTGAGCAGCGCGGCGAATACCGGCGTGCTGGCGTTGAGCTGGCGGCGGATCTGGGTGATCCCGGTGGGCGGGATCGGCGTCGGTGGTGTCGGCACCGTGTAGGTGCGAAGCGTGAGCTTGCCCTGCGCATGGGCGAGCGCTTCGGTCAGCCCCTGGATGATTTCATCTCCGATGGTGTGCTTTTTCATGTGTAGATCTGTTTGAGTTGGTTGGTCAGTTTTCGGATGGCTTTTTTCTGGTCGCTTGTGATGTCCGATGCCTCGGACTTGGTGTAGGCGGTGATAAGGTGGATGGTATCAGCTATCTGGATATACAGGTAAATGATGCGGGCACCCCCGCTCTTCCCCTTCCCTTTGGCGGCGCACCTTGCCTTCCGTGCTCCTCCGCAGCTTGGGATCACCTTCCCCTGCGTGGGGTTGGCGGCGAGGTCCTGTTGCAGTGCGGTGTACTCCTCTGCAGTGAGGATGCCCGCAATTTTGCGGGCGAATGTTGGTGTTTCGAGGAAAACCATGCAGAAACAGTGTTACATGGTAACCCCCATTGCAAGCGAAAATATTATCTCCGGTGGGTTTTTTGCGGCATCGCTGACAACGCTTTCGGTAGCACATCGTAGCGTTATCATAATATCGTAATATGATAACATCGTAATGTATTTTATTTATGTATTCATATTTAAACTAATTTATATTCGTAATTAAATACGAATACACTGTAATTTAATACTGAATACGAGTATTCATCATTACGCTACACGCCCTGCCTGCGTGATCCGTGTCAACATAAAAAAGTTGAGATGTTTTTATGTATTCATATTTTGGTTACTGCTTATGAATTACGGGAATTTATCGTTGTCGCAATTTGTACTAATGAGTAGTTTCTGCTATTTCGGCCTTTTGAACGTGAAAGCACTTCGGGCACTCCCATGCGTGCGTATTGCCGGTGCCGCGTCGTGGGCTAGGCGTGGGGATCCTTGGTTCGCGCTGCTCTGATATGGATCGGTACTGCCTGGGCAGCGTGGGTGTCCGGCGGGATGTACGCTGTCTGTGGCGTGGTGGCTTTCGGGGGGGCGTATGCTCTTAGCTTGGGTCGTATCTGCCTTTCGATGTCTGCGGGGGCGTAGGCGTGGCGTGCTGTGATATGCAGGATGTCGAGCCCCGCTTGGGTGATCGCTTGATCTACGAATTGGTCTCTCGCTGCGCGGTCTGTTCTCTGGTGTGAAGCGTCATCCAGTTCGATCGCTAGGACGGGTTTCCCGTTCGATTTGTCGATGAGCAGAAAATCGATATGCTTTGCGTTGATCCTGTTGAACGCCGCTATCCGTCCGTTGCCTTCTCTGATGCCCAGGACGTCCGCCAGTCTGATTTTGTAGGCGATGGCTAGGCCCTCTGGTGTAGCAGTTTCGAGTACACCGAGGAAAGAGCGTTCGGCGGGGGTGAAGATGCTCTCCATGAGGTAGTATTCGGCGGATGTAGTCTCCCCTTGGGACGGTAGTCGATGTGCTGCTAGTGTGCGCTTCGCCAGAAGGATGAGCAGGCCGATGATCGTGATGATGAGTAGTCCGATTAGCATTTTCAGATTTTTTGGCCG